CACTAACTTTACTTGTTTTTATTACCATACTTGAGATTTCTTTCTCTTCATTACACTTTTCGCAAAACTTTTTCATAGATTCCATAATATTAATTATATTTAGATATAAAAGTAATAAAATAATCAATTTTATTATAAAATGAATATTATATGGGTAGATCAATATATAGAAAGATTAATAAGTAATTCTCCTTTTAAAAATTTATTAGTAGCCAGATCAGGTATCACTACAAAAGAGATTCTTCTCAAAATACTAATGGTTTTAAATAAACCAATAAATGTTAAACAACACATTATAGAAGAACATGTTGAAAACCAATTAGATGATTATTATTTAACAGAAATATCTAAAGAATTAAAGAAAGTTAATGATATTTATTTTGCATATTTAATGTAAGGATATTTGATATCAGATTTTAAAGAGGATGAACATCTAGGACACGTGTAAGTGTATTTATGTTGTTTGTAAAATTTAAAATGTGTATAATGAATCTCATTCTTATCACTTCTCATAGTGATTGAACAATCTGGACAAACAAGGTTAACTTGTACTGTTTTAACTTCTGTTTCAGCCTCCATATTCGATTTTTATTAATTATATTAATATAATTAATAATCAATTATTATATTCCTGTTCTATAATCTGATGAGGCGACATTTTTCTCAATTTAGTTATCTGTGACACTTCTATTAATCTTTGTAAGGAATAATTTCTAAATTCTTCTTTTAAATCATCATCATTAGTATATTCATCTTGAGGTAATGATAGAGAAAATATATAGGGTGTCTCCGGGTTATTTGTAACGTATGATACTATAGATCTATCCCCATATTTCTTCTGAGCATATTCGAAAAATAAATAAATATAAGATAATCTATTTGCTCCCAAAACCAAAACCCTACCATTAGCTTTGGAGCTACCATAATCAATAATAGCTGCTATTTTTTGTGATTTTACAACATTATCAGAAGGAATTTTGAGAATACTAGATTCAACTATTAGTTCTACAGATGCTTTCTGTAATTCTTGTATAATATAATGTCTCTTAACTAAATTATCAGGTAAAACAAATCGAATATAAGGATCTCCTGAAACTCTCTCCAACATAAAATCAGTAATATGTCTGGCGAAACGATAATCCTCCCAGGTGGGTTCATATAATTCTCCCACTTTAACAGATACATCAACTCTTTCTAATTCCCAGTTAAGGATAAGATTCTGTTTTTGTTTATTATCCACAACATCATTTAGAACCACCACACCTCTTTCATAATATTCTTCAACTCGGTCTAAAATATATCCCACAACCTCTTTATAAGCAGTATTGTAATCAGCATTAGGATTAAAAGATAAATAAATACCTTCAGGTCTAATAAATGGGTTATACCCACTATCTAATCCTGTATAAGGTAACATGGATTCTAAATAACTCTTACTAAACTTTTTACTTGATGATTCATATAAACGAGATAAATCTATCAGAGCATATTCTTCATTTATAGATGTTATTTCTCCTATTTTTTCTTTAATAATTTCTAAATTATTGTTGGATATATAAAACTTTTTATTTTCAATAAAGGGATCTCTAGTATCAGTTAATTCTCTAATTTCTAAATGTAATACCATTTTATTTCTCTTTTCATTATACATACTTGTATAAGTTAATTCTAAATTTTTATCAGGATATAATTTAAAAATCAAGGGATATAATCTAGTTTCTAATACAAATATTCTATATGGTGAATAATGAAAGGTGCCCTCCTCATCACATCCTAAACTATGAGTTTGTGTTAATAATCTATAGAAACATTCTAGTTCAATCCGATAAGTCATAGTTTTATTTAATATATATTTATTTAAAGAATAATATATATTAAATAAAATTTAAAATTAATGTTAAATCGTTTAGAAATTACCTCGGATATAGATTCCACAACTCCTAAGGTTGTTATAGAGGAAATATGTTTATCCCATTCAATTAAATTTAAAAAAGAACATATGGACAATAAAAGATATATTTTGAGGGTAATTAATAAAATTTATAAAACCCCTATACAATCTATACCTAAAGATTATGAGAATAATATAGAAGCTCTAAAAAAGATAGGGACTTATGTAAATTATAAAGATAAAGGGTGGAGAAAGGGGAATCTATTAAAAGCGTTTAATTTTTTACAATCTTATACCAACAAATCTAATTTAGAAAAATCTCATAGAGGTCATGAGATAGGATTACAAACTAATTCTAATCCTGAAAAATTAAACGCTTGCATTTTATATGCTATATGTAATCATTTTAATTTACAAACTAATCCAGATTCTACACTCAATCAAATGTGGTATTTAATTCAAGTTTATCATAATCTTAATAATCCTAATATAATTTATGAACTTAAATACACATTATATGATAAAATAAAATATAAAGATATAGACCATAAGACTTTATTAAATATTATAAATGTATATTGTCCTGAGATACTTACAAATTTAATTGGGGATCAGGAGGGTTATCAGTTATTAAATTCGTTATCTGATTCTGAAGATTATTCCCATAATTATGGATGGGATGAATATTATGAAACTGCTGAAGAGATTAAATTAAAAGATATAAATTATAAACCTGTAAATCATTTAGAAGCTATTGTGATGGCAGCTATATTCTATAAAATAGATCTTAGTTTTTGTGAAAATCCATATCAAGAGTATATAGAAATTAGAAAAGAACCTTATTTTCCTATAGATGATGAGATGATTCAAAAGTTTAAAATGGTAAACAAATACCCGGATACATTTGAAAATCCTTTTATTAATGAATTATTTAATCCTAATTTCCCACCCAATATATATACGGATATAGATCTTGAAAATTTATGTATGAAAAATGGAATTAATATTAATCCTTTTGATACGAATTTTGAAACTCCTTATACTTTGCTTCAGACTTCTTGTTTTATAGATAATTTTTATCATGGTAAACAAGGAAATATAGTAAATACAGAAACAACTTTTTTCGATGAAATAGAAGATTTATCTTATGATAATGTAATTATATATGGGGTAAGAAGTACCAATAGATTTACAGGATTTACTTATGGAGAATTAACAGATACATTTTCAACTTATAAGAGATTTCAAAATCCAAGAACCAATGAAATATTTAGCGATGAATCTATACAAAAATTAAGCTTATTAGCTTATCATGGTAAACGTGATACCGAAACAGATGAGGAATATAATGAAAGGATAGAATTGGCCGAAGAGATTGAACGAGTTATGTTATATCTACAAGCCAAAGGAGAGTGTGTTGAAGATTTTTTTGAAAGATATGAATGTTTAGATGCAGATGGAAAATCGGAGATAGAAAAATTTTTAGTATCTATTTTAGAATCATCCATGTTTATGAGGGGTTGGGATGGTGAATCAGATTATCCATTAACCTCAGAATCAACAAATTTTTCTATGGATCAACAGATAGTTGTGGATCATAGAGTTACACAATCTATATTATCTTTAGAAGAATTTAAGGAAGATTTAAATGTAAAAATAAAAGGTATGGGTGACTATATATTAGAGCTTCCCTTAATGAATTATCATTCTGCATCTAATACATTTACAGTCTCCTCAGATATAGATGAAGGATTAACTATTCAGGATAGAATTAATATAGTTAAAGGAGGAGAAGATGGAAGTTATAAAAGTTGTATCAGGATGTCTTCTAATATTTTATGTTCATCTGCTTATTATTATATGAGAATTTTAGGGATGAGATTACCTTTTGATATCGAAGAGGTATCTTACATTACTTAAAAATGATATACTAATTGTTATAATATGGTTATTATAACAATTTAATTCAAGATATGAAGAAAAAAGTTTACGATCCTAATCAAAAATTTAAATATGTAGATGATAAGGGAGAACTAAGAGCCTGTTATTTCCCATCTATTCCTATTTCTGATTTTATCCCGAATTTTAAAGAAGAACTAGATAAATTACCTTTTACAAGAGTTAAATATATAAGTAGATTTGGAAAAAGAAATAGAACACCCAGAGAAACTTGGTGTTTTGGAAAAGTTGATTCAGATATAGTTACCTATACAAAATATGGTGAATCTTTAAGTTTTGAGGCAGAACCTATGCCAGATTTTCTTAAAAAATTAGGGGACTATTGTAGAAAAGTTTCTATTTATAATTGGGGTTTTGATCCAAAGTATCAATCTTGTATTATTGGTAAATATAGTAATAAAGATGATTCTATAGGATTTCATTTTGATACAGAAACGTTTTTGGCTCACCATTTTTGTGCTAATGTGACTATAGGTTATTCTAGAGATTTTCAATTTAAAGATCATAATAAACGTATTCATGAAGTAGCTCTTCAGAATAATTCTTTATTCTTTTTCAAAGGTTTAGAACATGCCTTGCCTAAAAGAGCAAAAGTAAAATCTGGTGAGGTTAGATATAGTATTTCTTTTCGTAATATGAATAATGATATAGGTATCTCCAATAGTTATTATTATTGTAGAGGATTAGATGGAGCTATTAATAATGAAGATAAAAAGAGATATCAGAAAAAACTTGATTCATTATAAAATAATATAATTTGTTCGGAACAAATTATATTAAACAATTCGATTAATAGCATTTAAATGATCTGATTTGGGTATTTTAGTAATTACATATTTCCTAAATTCTTTATAAAAGTTTCTACCTAAATGTATAATAAGTTTATCTAATAATTCTTCTTTTTGCTTCTCATCCATTGTATCCATCACAGAAATTATAAAATTATATAAATTATTCATATTAGTAACTCCATAATTAGTAGTGGAAAGTGTGTAACCTAATATGGATTTCCAAAAACTCATTTCTAATTATATTATTTAAGTTTATAATATAATTAATTACAACTTTTCTATCTTTTCAATGTCCTCCCATGCTTCCTTTTCAATACCATCTTCATTCAAATATATAACTAAAACTCTATCTCCATCAATCTGTTTAATCTTTCCAACAGCAAACTCTGTTTTAACATTATCTCCAATCTGAACGGTAACTCCTAAAACAGGAAGATCCGGAGCTTCCATATCATCCTTTTTAGGAACTAAAAACTTTTCTTGTCTAATCTCTTCTTTGGTTGGTGGGAAATCAGGTTCAGGGTCTCCTGGAGTTGCATAACCATATTTAGCATTAATTCTACCTGTAACTCGTTTCATATCAATAAAACTAGCAAAAGAGCCTGTTTTAGTTGTAACCTTTTCCAGATAAGCAGCATCAAACCCATCATCTCCATAAGCAAATTGAAAAATAACTCCAAAGGCATTTCTAACAGATCCATCATGATAAACTTTAATATCTTCCAAAGCCTTGACGATTTTATGATGTGTGTGACCAGTATCTGCAGTTGAAATAGCTGTATCACATAAACCTTCACGACCACCACAAGCATGAAAGAAATACTCGGCCGGAGTCAATCCTGTCAAGAAACTATTTACTACAAACCCTCTTGCTTCAGGATCAATAGAATCTTCAGGGAAATAGGGTAAAGATCTTGTTCTACCAGAAATAACTTCTGGCATTCTTTGCCCTTTAACATATATCTGTCCCAAAATACCAGTAATCTGAGAAATATTCATAGTGGAACCTTTGGCTCCAGATTTAGCCATCACATTTAATGCGTTTCCTTCCTTAAGATAATCTTTACTAATCCGAGCACCCATTCCTTTAGCTGTATCAAGATAAGCCATAATCTGATTTTCTCTTCTCTCTTCTTCCAAAGGATCTAATAATTTAGTTCCCATAGTTTTAACTAACATTTTAGCTCTCTGAACCTCATAATCAATAGTCTTTTGAGGATCTTCACCTACCAGAAAACAATCATCCATTCCTACACTAAATCCATGTGTATCTAAAAATCTTCCGCCAATTCTGTAAACATCTGTAAGGAAATCTACCGTTCTATCTTGTCCGTAATCTTTATATAAGGCCTGAATAATACTTCCATGAGTAGCTCCCAAATGTTCTTTTGAAATAATACCTGAAATTAAAACACCTTCATTAATATATACATCTCCTTTTCTGTAATAAAAATCTTCAGGTAAAATAGCTGAAAATACAGCTCTACCCGAATCATGAGGAACAAAATATTTATCTAATCTTTCAAATAATGTAGGTAAAGATTCGGAATTTTCTACAAACATTAAAATATCATTAAAAGTTTCAAGATCAATCTTTGTATCAGGAAGAGTAAGAATATAATTTCCTGTTAAAGCATCAAATACAACAGCAGCGATATTTTTATTATTCTGTGCGTTTAAAATATTACAAGTTGCGGCCATAAGACCGGCGACTTCTCGAACAGCATCCTCAGATTGAGGAGCATGAATTGCACCTTCATCTCCATCGAACGTTACTACCCAAGGTTTCCCTTTGGGACTAGACTTTATCTTAAGCAGGTTATGAAAACCTACCGACCACTGTTAAGTCGTTGCACCTTCCTCTGTTTTGTATCAGGTTCAATACAAAACGTACGAGGCTTGGCTCAGGATTGCCCATTAGCCCGTTTCCGGCCTATCCTTTGACGTTTTTACCATACCCATTACGGTCTTTCTCCGTGGACCCGTTATTGTTTCCATATAACGGTTGGTAGCCAAAGGCTTTAGGGGTTTCCCTGAATTTAATGATCTTGCAATTCACATAAGTGAATCACTAGGTAGTTATATTACGTTACAGATTGTGCAAAGATCTGCGTACCGTGTCAAGTTTACACTGTTTTCCTCGTAAAGTACATTGACAACTTTACGAGCAGCTACCTGTTGCGGACATCAAGCTGGAAACTTCAATCCGCATTGTGTTGTGGGGTATATCCAAGATGTAACCCGATTGTTTTTGGTGTTCCTAAAACAACTTCATATCCCATAATACCCTGTTTGTGAAGTGTTGGTTGACGATTAAACACAACATAATCCCCATTTTGTAACCATCTATCAACCTCATCTCCAAAAGTTAAACGATAAGTTTCTCTTACCTTTTCGTTTACTTTAATTCTTCTTCCTTCTAACCTACCTCTAGAAGGAGTAATATAAGTAATCTTACCTGTATTAAATAAAGCTGTAAGTCGCTTTATATTGGCTGGTGTAACCACCTCATGTTGGGTTAAATAAGGAGCCATAGCTTTAGGGATACGAATCTGACCAAATTTTAAGTTTGGATCTGGACCTAAAACCGTTCTCGCACTATAATTAACTCTTTTCCCCATCATGGAAGATCTAATAATAGCCTCTTTACCCTGAATTCGATCTTTAATACTCTGATAAGCTTTCTTCTTTCCTTGTCTGTATTTTTTGTCAGAGTTATCAATCAAATGTTCAATACTAAAAATAAGATTCTTTAATTTATTTCCTCTTTCATGTTCATCCAAATCATCTTTCTTAAGTTCTTCATTATATCTAATAATATCTTGATACATACTGGTTGTATCATCTTTAAGAACTAACCCATCTTGAATGACTGGAGCTCTCGCACATAAAGGCATAACAGTTATACTCTTTAAAATTAATTTTCTAGGATGAGCTCCTCCGGAAAACCCTAAAATTTCTGCCTCCTCTTTGGTTATACTATCAAAAATTGCTTCAATATCTTCTATACTTCGCACATTTTCTATACCCTTACCTTTAATATCATATGTATAAAAAATTTTACCTGTTTCTTTAAGTTTAGATGTTTTATATGTAGGATTAGCGATACATGCAGTGATACCCTCTTCACCTTCAATTCTTTTTCTTCTACAGGGTAATTTAGAAGATGCATCTGCGATGGCTCGTAATCTCTTCATACCTGATAAGGCTAAAAACCCTTTTTCTTTAATCTGATCAATGGGTAAAAGTAATCCACCACAACTGTTACAAATTGAAGTCAGTATATCTACAACTTCTCTTCTAAAAGAAGGATGAATGATAGGTTCAGCTAATTTAATAATACCAAAATGTCCAGGACATTCCATATTATCTAAATAACATGTCTTACATAGAGAATTTCTATCTACCACACCACCTCTGGGATCATTAACTGAATATAAACCTTCATCGTTAGTATTTGTAGCTTCAAAAACAGCCTCTTTCTCTAATTCTTCATGATCAAATAAACTATATGAAATCTCTTCAATCACTAATGTGGGTAAATTCTTCCTTTGTTTTCTAGATTGAGCTACAATTAATTCTTTCTCTTGCCGGGTAACCATAACACCCAATTTATCCGGATCTTCTTGAGCTTTTTCTGGATCTAACAAATCAACAGGACAACCAAAGATAGGATTTGCTAAATTAGTTGGTTGGATCTGTGGTTTCACTTCTTTTCTTTTTCTACCTCTCCTCTTCCCTCTTCTTCGAGAGGTTAATCTCTTAGTATTATCCCCTAATAAATTTAAAGACGGTTGTTCCATGTTTTATTTTAAGTAATGTTATTATTATTTTAATATACCTTTTAATTGATCAATTCTTAAAAAATATTAACTATATAAATATATTTGGTATTAATAAAATGAAACTTTACAATTTAACACATAGGGGTAAACAATATGTTTCTGAATTACCACCATCCATATTACCAAAAACAGAGTATAGTTTTGTTGAGATAACCTATAGTTATGAAATGATAGAATCTGTCAAAACTGTATATTTTAATAATCTAGTCTCTGAGATTAATCTTCAGAATTTAGATCTGAGTTTTTTTGGAAATTTTATAGATAAAATAGACCAATTTATATCTTCCTTATCAGATGAGGATAAAGAGAAAATACTAAATAGTGTTAATTTTATTAAATTGCCAGATCAGGATGAAGAACCGGATAATGTAAAAATTAGAAAATTATTCATTTTAGGTATATCTTCGTCTCTATCTTATTTTTATTTTATGAAATCTGAATTATCTGAACAGATATTTGGTATAGATTTTAATTTCCCCTTTGATATTCATTTAAATCTAATAGACAATAATGTTTATACTTATATACAATATATAAGTAACCTAGTATTATTCATAGATACTGGTAAAATTGGAAGGGATTGGTTGGTTCAAATCCAACGATTCTTTAGACAATTTGGAAGTTTATTACCTTCAGAATATAAAATAGATTCCCATCTTTACAGTGATGTAGCTTATTCATCTATTAAAGGATATTCGAATTTTGTTTATGGAGAAATAGCCAAGGCTATTAATTTATTTAATATGGCCGAGAGAGCTGCAGATTCATCCATAGGTAAAATAAATAATGAGGTGGACCAGATATATGATGAGGTTAAAATATTCAAGAAAAGATTATTCACAGATTTGGAAGAAAAAAGAGAAGAGATGCAGAATGAAATAAAGGATTTATTATATAAGGAGATCCCTAATATCACAGATAATGTAGAAAAATCTTTGGATATCAAATTATATAAGATATTAACTAAAAAGATTGAAGAATGTTTTAGTCATGTTCTTTTAGACTACAAGGAGACTGCTGCCTACAGATTAAGAGATGTATTGGAACCTGTGGTATTTGAGAGTATTCAGAAATTTAAAGATGTATCTGAACTATCTCATAATTATATTGAACACAGTGTAAAAGAATGTAGAGAATTTGGTAAAACCAGTTCTTCTATTATAAAAACTGTGGATAATATACAGAGTAATCTATATTCCTTTCATAACAATATGATAGACGAAAATAAAATGTTAAAAGATGAGATTAAATATTTACAGGATGAAGTTTATACTCTGAATAAATTAATAGAAAGAATCTGTAGAAATAATAATCTTAAACTATAATCTTTTCAAGAAATTGAATTAAAGAAGTGAATACTATTCAAAAAATAAATCCGAATGAATCAATGGAAAGAATACAAAGATTATTGGGAACATTTAGCTCCTCAAGGGACAGATGAATGGAAGAATGCTAGAAAAGGTAGAATTACAGCCTCTAAAACAGGTAGTATGGTAGGAAGAAGTACTTTTTCAACCCCCGAAGAGACCGGCTTAATTATAGCTGGTAAAGTTGTTGAAGAGTTTAAACCTCTTAATAAATTATATATGGAACATGAATGTAAAATGGAACCTATAGCTAGAAGTTATTATGAAAGGAAATATAATGTAAAGGTTGTGGAGAGAGGTTTATGTATTCCTAAATACCCGAGGGATATGTGGTTGGGTGCTTCTGTAGATGGAGATGTTTTAGGTACTGATGGAATTATAGAAATCAAATGCCCCAAGTCTATGTATGGTCCTATTAAAAGATATTGCGAACATAAAGAGAATGGTATTTATCATGATAATTACAACCACATCTGGCCTACTCATTATGATCAGATGCAGCAGGGGATGAAAATATTAAACAAGAAATATTGTGATTATATTGTTTATTGTGATACCGATAAACAGGTATTTATTCAGCGGATTCCTTTTGATGAAAATTACTGGTATAATGATCTATATCCTAAATTAAAAGAAAATTATAGAAAATATATATATCCTCATTTGGAGAATGGATATCCAATCTGTCCAAAATAAAAATATGTGTATATTAAATGAAATATACACATAATCTTGATAATTATAAATCATATCCTAAAACAGAATCTTGTTATTTAGATGGGAGATATTTTAATATGGTTTTAGACAACTACCCGGGTTTAATTAGAGAACCTTTATATATCTTTTTTAAAGAAACAGATAAAGGATGGGAAAATATGGTTCATATGAATAGAAGTCCTGTGGATAATAATTATATGGGTTTAATGAGAGTAATCATAGAAGATGGTAAGACCAGACATAGTAATCTATTGATAATCGATTATAAGAATCAACGAATATATAGATTTGAACCTTTAGGATTAGATGCTAAATATCTTAATGAGACCAATAAAATTATTGAAAAATACTTGGGTAATTATTTAGATTTTGATTTATATGTTTTTAATACAGAAGAACTCAATGAAAAGAACCCCGATTGTGAAAAAGGTGGTTTCTGTACTGCATATGTAATTAAATTTGCTTACGATTTTGTGAATAATAGAAAATATGATCCTTCCGATATAAGAAAATTTGCTAAACTGGTCCAAACTAAATACGGACCTCTTCCTGAAAAAGGAAAAGATGTTGAATTTGGATTATTGACAGGTGGAGATATTTCCGGTAAAAATGTTGTTATTGGAGGATTAGGTGGTGGTTTAATCGGTGGATTAGTCACTAGAAGTCCGGGTGGAGCTTTAGTCGGAGCTGGTCTGGGAGGTCTGGCAGGGACATTAATATAAATAATAACATAAATAATTAATAAAAAGTAATTAAATGAGTTTAACTGGAGATAAACAATCAGATTTGTTGATTTTACAACAATTAAGTGATAAAGATCTGGTAAATACCTGTAAAAGTTCTAAATATATCAGATCTTTATGTCAGGATGATAAATTCTGGTTAAATAGAATAGTTAATAAATTTGGTGTAAAAACATTACAATTAAAAAGACCTGAAGAGAGTTATAGAGATTTTTATACAAATAGATTATATATAGTATCTGAATTATGTAGTATTTTAAGAAAAGACACTAATTTTCAATTGCCCATACAAGCCTTCTATGATCCATTATCAGGATATATTAATGTAGAATATTTAAGGGCTAAAAATCTAACTGATTATCTTCTATTAAAAATACTTTACAATCATAATCAAAATAAAAATAATTTAAATCAGCTAAATACAGCTTTGGCTAATATACCTGATTATAATAGAAGTATTGTAGATTCAGAAACAGATAAATTAACAGAAAAAGATATTAAAGCTTTTTTGAATTTAATCAATATTTCCATGTCTAGAAATTGGATAATAAGAAAAATCTCTAGAGGATTTCCTACTTTAGCTTCTAATATAAATAAGGTTGTAGAATTCCCTTTTGCTGTTAGTTTTTTTATAAGAATCCATGATGGTTTCAGAACAGGTGAGATTCCTCTAGATATTACCTGGGATGAATTGTGTAAATCTCCATATGTTTTATCCGTAAAATTCTAAATATTTGTTTTGATAACAAACATTTATATTTATTCCTGATCAGTAAAGAATAAAGTATGATCTGCCATATATCCTAAAATCTTCCATCTTCCATTTTGAATAACCCCCATAGATGTTTTTCCATTGAAATCGATATAAACCGTATCAGTGATATTATTGTGTTGTTCGGTGGATGTAACCTCTCCCACAACCTCTTGATTATTAACCTTAAGAAGAACTCTCATCCCAGTTTGTGGTTTAAAAATACGAAACTTAACCCATTGATAAGTTGTTGATTTGGGTGCATTCACGGTCGGAAGAGATCCATCTCCAGTGTTCTGTGGTAAATCTGTAGGGCTGATTTCTCCGGAATTAACCTTCTCTACAAATTCTAAAATCGAATCTTTATTCTTAAGACCAAAAACCCACCCTTTACCAGTTGTAAAATCTCCAACTTGTCTTAATCTCCCATTAAATCGGCCTCCAAATCCCTTTAAATGATCTTTGTACTGTCGGGTTAATTCACCCCAAACCACAAAACTCTTTTCAGAATAGTCTACAACATTTAATTTTTGATCTGCCATTTGTGCTTCCATTTTTATATAAAATCATACATCTATTTATTTAATCATTTTTAAATCGGTGATTTTCTTTAAACAATTGGTTTAAAAAATTTTGAGTTAAGTTTAAAGAAGATCGCTGAATGGAATTAATATCAGATAATTTAACTTTGGATACTTTTGTATCTATATTAACTAAATTGCCAGGTACAGCAGTTATATCTCTATGTTTAACCAATAAACAGATTAACCAATTATGTAATAGATATAGTGACAGAATATTTATGGAATTATCTTATAGAGATTTCGAACCATTTATAAATAATAAAGGAACAGACACATGGAAACAATTCTATCTAAAAAGATTATCCTTAAGAGGTCAACCTTATCTTCTTGATTTATATGTTGATAATCAGAATCCTTGTAATACAGAAATTGGAGATACAGCTAAATTAATATCTGGAGATTATTGGACTAATCGTCAGAATAAAGTAAAATTTAATCTAGGACCAAGGATAGATTCAGGCTTAATCAGAGAAATACCTGTGACAGAACAATTTTATAAAAGTGGTAATAAATATTGGATATTAGTAGTTTTATCTCAAAACAGACAATACACTAAAGTCTTTTCAGATTTTTCTTCTGCTATCAAACAAGCTTTAGTTTTTCTTAAAAGATTAGATATACAGAATAAGGTTAAAGATATATTTCCATATGATTGGGAATATATTAATCAAAATTATTTATATAAGAGTTTTAGGATATTATTTGAAAAGAAAGGAAAAGTATATTATTTTCCTAAAAAGGGATTAACCAATATTATGTTCATTAAAGAAATCAGATTAGAATAAAATAATATATCATATAAAAAGATTTATTTTTATATGAGTTCAGTTAGTGATACATTTAGTAAATATAGAGTAGAATCAAGCAGTGATTTGTCTTCTTGTGAATTTGATTTTAGTAAATACTCTGAATCGGATACAAAAAGTTCTGAAAGATCAGATAGTTATAAAGAAACTTCTTTTAAATCAGACTCTAGACATACTTATACTTTTGAAAAATATAGAGATTCTTCAGATTATACTTTATCAGATAGTGATTCATCTTATCCTGTTTCTAATGATTATGAGTTGAGTATTCACCAAACTTGGAAAACAAATAAACTTCCGTCACATTTAAAACATCAAGCTCAATCTTGGAGAGATAAAAATCCAGATGTTAAATATGTATTTTGGGATGATGACGATTGTATGGATTTTATCAAAGAAAAATATCCAGAATATTTAGATACTTATAATAAATTACCTCTACCTGTTCAAAGAGCTGATTTTTTTAGATACTTGGTTATATATGAATATGGGGGAGTTTATTCTGATATAGATACTTTTTGTGAAAAACCTATAAAAGAATGGGGGTTGAAAAAGGATAAATTAAATATTTGTATAGAGGCAGATGTTGACAATTATACTAAAATTAATTCTAGGTATGCTTATAATTTACAATATTGTCAATGGACTTTTTATGCTCCTAAGAAACATCCTACATTATTAAAAGTTGTCGAGAGAATTAAAAATAAAATCGATAATGGGGCAAAAACAATAGGATATATGGATGTTTTATTATTAACAGGTCCAGGTTGTTTCACAGAAGTTATTAATGAAGAATTAAGTAATAAAAGAGGCTTGATACACATTTTAGATCAAGAATACTTTGCGTGGCAAGATAAATTAATGGGACCTAAACATAAATATAATAACATTTGCGTTATTCATACTTTTGAAGGATCTTGGAAGAATAACACATCTACAGGATCTAATGTTTCAGGAATAATATCAGGAGCTATCGCTTTGGCAGTGATTGTATTTATATTAATCTTTGTCTATTTTCATTCTATAAAAACATGTTAAATTCATATTTCATATTTTTTAAAAAATATGAAATATATCAATTAAAATAACCAGATAGTTTTAGAAATGCCCACGTTAAACATGATCCTATTATATATTGTTCTCCAGTCATTAATTCAAAAGAATCCTCCCTATCATTAAATACTTCAACCAAAACATCCTTTAATTTTTCTCCATCTTCCAGAGTATTGAAACTCAACATCGCCCGGTTCCCATCCATATTAATTCTACCACATTCAGATTTTAATTCTCTTGATTCAAATTCATAATCACCCCAACAACTAAGATCGACCACAGCCTCAAATTCCTTTTTAACCTGCATATCATCACTATTTAAATAACAATCTATTTTACCATATTTAAATTCAGATTCAACAAAACCAATACCTTTTAAGATATCCATTACGCAAAAACCGTGAATTTTGATGTTCCCTGTATTGGAAATAAGAATTCTTATTTGTTTATCTTCCATATAAGAATCAATCCAATTCTCTTTGCTTGTCCTGAGAATAGCTCTCTCCCACCCTCTCTTTTTATACAAATATGATAGGAAATTTTTACATGGGTTCTTAATCAGATTATCAATATTTACTTTTACAGATACAATTTGCATTTCATATATTTTAGATCTATTTAAATGTATTTTAACTAAATAAAAATGATACATTAAATCGAATATATACATAATTACAATATACAGAATAGCGAATACTATAAAAATGGATAACGAACTTGTTACTTTGGTCTCATCTGATGGTGTTGAATTTAAGATTGAATATAAAGATATTAAAATGGCAAAAACTGTCCAACAATTGGTTGAAGATATTGGCACTGATAGCCCAATTCCTCTGATGGAGGTGAAAGGAAATATTTTAGAAAAGGTGGTTGAATATTGCAAACACCATTCTAATAAGCCAGATTCTGATGGAGATGATCCCTGGGATAACGAATTTATGGATGTGGATCAGAATACACTTTTCGAATTGATTTTAGCCAGTAATTATATGGATATTTCATCCTTATTGGAACTTACATGTCAAAAGGTTGCCGATATGATTAAAGGTAAAACTACAGAAGAGATTAGAACTATGTTTGATATTGAAGATGATTTTACACCCGAAGAAAAAGAAAAAATTAAAAATGAGAATGAATGGATTAATGCTTAAGAACTGATTAAATAATTAATATGAATTATATCATACTAATTATGAAGCCTGTGAATTTATACAAATTGCCTAAAGATATTCTAGTGAAACTATTAGTTGAAAAATATAATCCTGATATATTTACGTTAAAAGAACTTAGTGATTTTCAATTATTATTATCAGAAAGAGAACGGAAATTAATTAATGAAAGACAAGATTATTTTACAGATTTATTTAAGGATAAATATTTCCCTGTACTTGAAGTGACTATAAAATTCAATAAAAAATTATCTACATATAGATTTAATTTACTTACATATACATTTTCAAGAATATACATAGTAAGTCATAATGATAATGAATTTACCATGTTTAATAATGATACGACTATTGATTTTTATAAACAAAATGGTGATTGGGAACTTAAAAGAAGATTATATTATGATGAATATGAGACTATTGATATGGATCTTAAAAAGGAATTCATAAAGATCTATGAAGATAGAAAAGAGTTATTGGATAAATGGAATAGTTATTAAATATTGATTAAATAATTCTGATTTGAGAAAAAATTAACGAAAGATTTGAATGAATTATGAGTTGTGATATAAAGTATTGTACGCAATGCAATCCTGGATATAGAGAAAGAATGAAAACGGCAAATGAAATTTTACAATATTGGGAAAAATATAATGAAGGTAAGATTTTACTTGAAGAAGCTCTCAAATTAGACGAATTTACTGTTCCGGGAGAACTTTGGAGATTTGATACTTATCTACGTAAGGGATACTATATAGAAAAGAATGTACAGGTTATATTTATTAAATCAGATGAAAGATTCGGTATATTACAGAATGGAAATCGTATCTGGATTTATCATAATGGAACAAAGGACTTCTCTAATGAAGAATTTCCACAACTTTGTCCTTATTTCTTTAACAATAAGAATAGGAATGGCGCAATAGGTCCGGATAAAGATGTATTACATCATGTAAAAATCATGTTTAAGGACACTATTTTTGAGGATTGGGTTCATGATGGAGGTGGTGTTATTATAAAAAATAAGGATTTAAAAAACAAAATAGGTAGAAGCGATTTTCATTGGAAATGTAGTGATTTCCCATCATTATAATCTATCTTTTGTATGTTAATTAAATTATTTTAAAAAAATCAGTCATAATTTAAAAGATATGACTGATTTATCAGATATAGGAAAAGATTTATTAAATTCTTTAAACAAACATGAAATCAATGGATATCATCCTCTAGAGAAATATATAAAAGCTTATGATTTAAATATAGATAATAGTAATGTATTAAGAAGTATTGGGGAAAGAATAGGTATTTTTGTTTCAGAGGCTGAAAATGTTCCAGAGGGTTTATATTTAAAATTAAAAGAATATATAGAGAGGGAAAAAGATCCTTATTTAACAGAAAAAATTATACAGATGAGTCCAGATGAATATGAAAAATATCTTATATCCTTAGATCCGAGTAATGCTAAATTAGATAGACAGTCCTTTTACCCTCTTTATGCAGATAGATTATATGTATCTTTGTCCCAATAGATATCTTCTTTCTCGAAATTAAAAAAGATGTTTAAATCTCAAAATGAATACTTAATGAAAAAGAAGAAATTTATGATTTTTATTCCATCATAAATTACACTTAAAAATAGTTGTTAGAAAACACAATTTTTCTCAAAATAGCGTTTTTATATATCTATATACGTTTAATTTTACTTTTATTTTGAACTTAAAGAAGATCTCTTTTTTCAAAATATAAGAACATAATTAACAATTAAAAGGATGAGTTCAAGAAGAAGAGAAAAAAGACATCATAAGGAGAGGAAAGATAAGAAACATCACCGTTCTCATAGGAGAAAAGATAGTTTTGATAAAATTCCTATTAATGATATAGAAAGAATAAATAAGAGTAAGAGGGAATATATATCCAAAGATTTCAAGGCTAGAATAATTAATAAAGAACCTTATATTGTTAAAATTAAAAATTTCTTAACATCTGGAGAGGTTAAAGAATTAATAAGATTAGCAGAAAAAAATGGGTTTGAGAGAAGTAATGTAGTTATAGATAATAAATTATTATATGATGAGATGAGAACCAGTCAAACTTCGTATTTATTAGAGGATGGATGTCCGCGTAAATATTCCAAAAATATAGAGAATCTAATTAAACGTATCTGTTATCTACTGGACTGTAAAAGGGAACAGATTGAAGGACTGATGTGTGTGAAATATGAAGGTGGGGAATATTTTGAAACCCATGTCGATTTCTTCTCTACTGATGATGTGGATCTATTGGAGGATGCAGGTAATAGAATTTTTACATTTTTTGCTTATCTTAATAGTGTAGATAAAGGAGAAGGAGGTGAAACCGAATTTCCAGAATTGGGAGTTAAATCTCGACCTATTAAAGGAGATGCAGTCGGATGGTGGAATTTTGCCAGAGGTGAAAAGAAACAAAACACATTACATAGAGGGCTTCCACCAACTGAAGGTCATGTCAAATATGGGTTAAATATTTGGATTCGGGAAAAACCTTTTTTCTAAATATATATTATAACAATATATATTTATTTAAACGTATTTATAACTACATGCTTGAACCCCATCATATTGAGGAAATCTCTCTACCGTCTTATAAATCAGGTCTTTATCTTTGGTTGGAATCATTAGATAATCAGTTAAATGATTATCTAAAGCTTGGTCACAATTAAATTCCACCTGATTACTTAACGGATCGTGAACTCTTATAGTTACAATATTTTTAATACCCTGTTTATGTAAATAATTTAATTCTGTAGGATATCTCCAATCCGGTATAATTAGAGAATTAGGAATAACTGAATCTTTCCATTCCTCCCAATCATGACATTCTCTAATAAAATATTCAGGGTCTCTATTCATTTTAGATACTGCATGTAAAGTTAATAGATCTCTTAAAGTAATATTTAACCCCATTACAACATTATTTTTAAGATAGTTATATCTGTCCACATCATCAAAATTAGTTTCAAATCTAATATCGTCAGCAACCTCTTCTCTAATTTTTCTAGCAATAGATACAGGTTCCACAATAGGTAATACAATAGAATTATATTTTTTACTATAAATAGACCATCCTGTCAAAGGTTTAATTCTATTAAAGATGTGAACAATATCGTTATGTAATTTACCTCTTGCTCCCGTAACTAAAGTCAGCATTTATTTAGTTTTTAGTTTATATTAAATAAATCAGTTTCTATAAAATAATTATATAATAAATTAAAAATATGAATGATCAGGTTGGAAAAGTGATTAATTCTATTCATAATTTACAATTAAATGTTAATGATTTTCACATGACAAATGATTTTACCAATAGATTATATTCTCAGATGACTCGACAAAATTTAATTGGAGAAGGAGGAGTTGGAAAAGTATTTTTAGTTGAAAATGGTAAATATGTTATTAAACAGGCCAATCCTTGTGTTAGAGACAATAAGATTTTACAGGAATATTGTCAGGATATTATTAATTTGGTTGAAGATGAGGATGAGATTATTATGATCCCTTCTGGGGAAAATAAATATAGATATATTATACCTAATCTATTATGTGAGGCTGCTATAGGGTTCTTTTTTACAGATTTAGTTGACCAATTAATATCACCTCATTATAGTAAAACATTGGGAAGTTTTATTTTATATGATGGTGTTAATGTGGAGATATATTTTATTATGGAGGCACATAAACCTGTTATCCTAACAAGACGATTTGATAAACAAATTAAACAATTTATAGATCCTAATATGAGATTACAAACACCTATCCATTATTTATATTTATTATTTCAAGTATCTCATAGTTTATTACAAGCTCAACAATATTATAAATTTACTCATTATGATTTACATATAGGAAACATATTATGGGATGAATATCCTAAAAATATTAATTATATCTCTTATCCTATACCCAATAGAGCAGATAATTTAAGAAATATTATTATACCAAAGAATAGATGTAATTTTATGCTTAAAATAACAGATTATGGGTTAAGTAGAATGGAATCCAGGAATGTATTAATAACACCAAAAATAGATAATTTTCCGGATGCGACTTTTGGAGAATTTAACCCGTCTTATGATTTAATCTCTTTTTTAGGTACAACTATTATGGCATCTGGTGGTTATAATCCTTTTAGTTTTGTATTTTCTGATCTGGAATTGTTTGAAAGTATGTTGAGATTTATCTTATGGTTTTTTAAAGACACTGATATAATTATACCTAGAAATCCTAATTTAAGACAATTACAAAATAAGAGAAATGAGATAGGTAGAAAATATTGGACTCAATTTAGGAGTAAAGAGGAAGATAATTTTGGGTTTCGACCTAAACCGATAGAATTAAATTTAGTGGCCTATTATAATACCAGATCCATGGTTGAGGTCGTGAATAGATTGGCTGAAATTCTATATCAGAATAAATCTGTTTTATTATATAGGGCGGGTGAAGATGTTTTAAACATAAGAAGATTAAGTGAAAATTATACTACATATGCTCCTATTAGATCCTTACCTGATTCCAATAATCCTATTCCTATACCTGGAAAGGGTGAGATAGCAACTCAAATGAAGGAATTTATTTTTGATTCTAATATCATTACAATTAATAGATATAAAATATTAATAAATGCTCTTCCTGAAGATTATAATTTAACCATAACAAATAAACAAAGAGATGAATGTCCTTTACAGGAACATTATATTACAGCCGTGAAAATAGATAAAACAGGATCTAAATTTAAAGGTTATAGTTTTAAAAGTCTCTGTTGTAAATTAGACCCGGCCTCTTATTTAAGAGAAAATAGGATCTATGCTATAGCTATTAATGGAGGTTATTTTAATATAAGAGGAGATTATCTTCCTATAGGTCCTTATAGAGATAATATGATAAATACAAACCAATATGAGATTCCAGAAAAATATAAAGATGTTTATGGATTTGTAACTATTAATGAATTGGGTGATCTACAAATAACAAAATCTATCCCATCTAATTATAGTTATTTATTCGCTTCGGGTCCTATTATGATAGATGATGGAGAAATTGTGTTTAATCCTTATGAGGAAAGATTTGCATGTGATGTTAAAACAAATATAAAACCAGGGATTAGAGTTTTGGAGGAGACAGAAGATGATATTACTGTCTCTGGATATTATAAGTATGGGTATAATTCAAAAGATAAACCTTGTAAATATGAAGTTATAGAAGATGTAAAGACTTTCCCAAGATGTGATAGAATTAATCCAGGAGAATTATCACACTCTGATAATCCTAATCCAAGATCTGCATTGGCTGTGATGAATAATGGTGATTATATACTTATCACAGTAGAAGGGAGAGAACAGAGAGGTGTAGGTATGGATCTGAAGATATTAGCCAAGAGTATTAAATCAACATTTCCAAATGTTAAAACACTTATTAATTTAGATGGAGGTAGAAGTAGTAATTTAGCTTGGAGAAGTCCTTTAGATCCTAATACTGTATATATAACTAATCCGGCACATTTATATCAATATCCTGTCGGAAATATATTATTATTTTCAAGATCCTAAAAACTCAAAATGGAGAGTTATCAAAAAATAGATAAAATTATGATTTTTCATAAACCATAATTTGTACTGAAAAAGTATTATATTAAAAATGCTATTTTAAGCAAAATAGCGTTTGTATGTATCTATACACGTTTAATTAATTTGTTTATTTGATCTTAAAGAGATCATAAAATTAAAAATGAAAAGCTAAATAAATGTATATTAGTTTATAATTCATGCATATTTTAGTTGTATTAGGTTGTGGGAGAGGATTGGTTAAAAAAGGTGATAAATATTTCATCACACCAACCTCTCATTTATATACCAGATTGATGAAAACTATTAAGGTTTTTTATAGTTTAAAAACACATGAAAAAATAATTTTATGTAGTGGTGGTGGAACAGGTGAAGCAAAATTAATGAAATCTTTTTTATTGAAAAAAGGGATTAAAAAATCAAGAATTGTGACTGAACCGTATTCTAAAAACACTATAGAAAATTGTATTTTTAGTTACGACTGGTTATCACATTATCTACATTCTAAACCTACGATCCAAGATCTGATGGGTTACAATACTCGTAATATTTTGGAGATGGATGCTTTAGGTATTCGGAAACTAGACTATATTGATCTTAGAAGAATTCATCTTCATATTATTACAAATAACTATCATTTAGAAAGATCTTTACATATTTTTGGATATCTGATAGATAGAATTACTAAAAGTAAACGTGTAAATATCTTCTTTCATGGACATCCGGCCGTAACACCAGATAATGATCCTAGATGGGTTCAGATTGAGAAAAGAGCTATGAAAACAATTAACCAACAACTCAAAAAGGTTGAATTTTGGACGCCGACTATCAAAGATTATAAATCTAGACTATAACATATATATTATTCGATAATATATATTTTTATTCTTGGGGAGCTAAATGGTATTGTAAATATCCCAGATCTGGGATATTGAAAGATATTTTTAAAGGAGTATTATCATTCATAGATAAATCTATATTCTTAGAAAGATTTCTTGCTGAAGTGACAAACTTTAAAAACGGTCTTATGAAAAAATCCATTTCAAGAGGGTCAGCAGCAAATTCTCCTGGTTTAAAATCTTTATAATATAATGTATAATCATCAAAAGAAATACTATCCGGTGTGGTTTTAATTTTTAGATACGGGTCTAATTTATCTTTCTTTTTTCTTAAATCTCTTAATATTTCATATAATTTTTTAGATTCCATTTTAAGCATTACACTATATTGGGTTTCAGGAATAGATAAATATTCTTCGTCTATAATAAGTGTTTCTATATTTATTTGTTTATCAGTATTTAAATTTTTAATCTTTATAGAATCTTCATCTCCTATAAACTCTATCTTATCTTTACTCTTCACATTCTTCAAAAACTTCTTTATCTTAGATAAATCTACACCTATTACCATATTATCATCTGCATTATAACTATCAAAATCAATCTCAGGTATATATAAAATTAAGAGAGATACGTTGGATGGATCTATAATTTGTACATATAGGCCAGGTTCATCCTTAGAATAAAATGTAAAGTTAACATCTTTATATACAGAAGAAATAGTATTGATAATATTTTTAAAGAATTTTCCATTTATTTCAAAATTAACCTTGGGTTTTATCCAATATTTTTTATATTGTGCTATCTCTTTGTAACCTTTTGATCTTTTCCATTCGTTAATTATATCAATATATGCGTTAACCCAAAAATGTAAATCGTCTAATTTTAATTTTAAAGCATTTATATTTTCCCTAACTTGCTTATCTGATAAGTTCGGATAAACCATCTTGGCGTAATATTGATGTTCTTTCCTATCTACATAATACTTATATATAGATTCTTTATCAGGATATTGTTTTAATAATTTCTGTCTCATAATTTCATTATATATAGGTATCTTATCTAATATTTCTTCAGGAGAAAGCTCTTTATCTTTACGAATCTGCAATACTTCATTCCAAATATTAAAATCTTTAACTACTTTAGGGATTTCCTTATATAATTCTTCATATTTTAACTGAGCTTGACCAGGTGTAATATTTAACCAATTAGGTTCTTGTTTAATGATTTCTTTTTCAACTATTTTTTGTTCTGTTTTCCTACAATTTTCTAATAACCACGCTTTATTTTTATTACTATAACCTTTAATACCCAGTTGTTTACATACATTTTTCAATTGAGAAACAGTCATATATTGACGGTTTAAAATATAAAATAAATAGGATTCACCATCTACTATTTGAGAATATGGAGAAATCTTCAAATATGTAGGGTCAGTCAATACATTACTAGGTACATCTTTTTCTCTACTTAATCTTAGAATAAGATTATATTTATTGGGTTGAATTCTATTTTTCTTTAAAAATTTATTAGAACTATCCAACAAATCTTTTAAAGTAATTAATTGGTTAACAGATATTTTCACTAAGGGTTTAGAATCAACCACTATAATAATTTTCTTCATTATTTAATAATATTTGATTTTATTAAATAATTATATTTTTATCATTCTTTAATCAGATCTTCAGAACTATGTGATGTAACCATTCCATCTTTCAAAGTTAAATAATCGGGAATCATGATAAAGGATGTTATATTAACATCTTCATTAGATGATTTATTTGGAGAATAATTATTTATAACCTCCACAGATGAAGGAATTTGAATTATTTTAGTCTCTAAAGGAGATGTTCTTATCTCTTCTCTAGTAACCTCCAGAGGTACTACTTTCTTTTTATTCATTATACTTAATATATATTGATTGGATTGATCTACTATAAATCCTGTAATCAACATGTGAACTAAAAATTCTTGTATCATTCTAGAATTAATCTCCACAAAGAATAGGATAATAATGATTAATACACTTAGAGAACCTAATATGCGTGTTTTCCAGGTTTCAAAGAATTCTAATCCGTCTTTATCCCATAAGTTATCTATAATTATATTTGTAAAATAGAGAATATCCTCTTCCCATAAATATAAAAGAGTATCATAGAATAAGGGAGAAATTAAAGTTAATGTGATAGTTAAACATAAACCTATCAGAAAATCAACACCCCATATATTAGTATATAATCTACTGATAATGAGAAAATTAATAATACCTCTTAATATGGTAGCTAATAAGGTTAATGGAACGGTATTAGCGTTATTTCTCAAATATTTGGATTGAATAAACTTATCTAAAGCATATAATCCCAATTTAGAAAAGGTTTTAGATCTAATCTTGGAATAAAACTTCTTAACCTTTTTCATAGGTTTAATCATTAATATTTAATAATATTAATGATCAATTTGTTGTTTTTAATTGTAATGTTTTCTTTTTAATCCAATTATCTATTCTTCCTTGTTTTACTTTTCCTGGTAATATCTTTAACTTTATCTTTTTAGGTTTATTTTTAGTCATGTGATATTCTTTAATTTCATTCAAATATAATGTTTTAGCTCTAATTAACTCAATCATAGTACCTAGAGGACATGGATTGATCCTTGTTGTTAATCTCCTCTTTCTACCATTTCTTCTTTTAATATGATAATTATATAACTTCTTTACTATTTTAGTTAGATCTGTTTCATTCAAAAGATAATCTATGATTTTTGATTTATCACCAGCAAACTTTTCTATCAACTGATCTACAACAAATCCATAACCCCTATCTCGTAAATCTTGTAAAAGTCTTGTCTGATCTATATCCAAATACTTTTCTTCTAATTCTTTCAATTCATCCTGATAACCAATTTGAAATAATTGCTTCTCAATACTATTCATTAATTTTTTCTCCAAGTAATATTCATAATCCAAATATTCTGGAGTATCAGAATTTAATCGTTCTAAAAATACATCAGGTGTTCTCATTTTATATCCTAATTTTTCATCACTATTTCCCCCAAAAGACTTTACAATAACATACTCGATTCTCTCTCCTGGTGTTAAAGGACTTCCTATCTTAGCCATCTCATCTTTAAAGATCTTCATCCGATAACTATCAGATTTGTAATGTGTTCCTACACTTTCAATAATAATAAGGTCTCTCCAAGAAATTTGTTTAGTTAATAATTGTAAAACCATGTCTACGATATAATTATACACATTTTCCATTGATTGTCTCTTCATAACTTTTAATGCAACATTGATATACATCGTATTCTGAAATTTACATTTATCTCTTCTAGCTGGTGGAACACCCTTAAATATCATCTTATCTATACTTTCATATGGTTCGCCAGTTTCAGGATTAAGAACGATACACAAATAATATTTCTTCTTAATACATAACATAGTGTGATAAATTTTTTCCAACTCTACTTCCATAGGCTTTGGGAATAAAGATGTAAGATCTTCCCCCCATTTTTCCCCGATAGGGAAAGCTTCTTTCGGAGTTAACTTACCTTCCTGAATGGCTTTGTAAATACCTAGATCAGGCATAGTACTGTCGGTATTATGTACTACTAACTCTCCAACCCCGGCACTGAAATGATGATTTTCTGTTTCTATATCATATACCCAATCATTTACAAATCCTAAATCTATAATTTTTATAATAGTACCATCATTAACAATATCTTCTCGCATATTAAATCCGATAATATATTCTTCTTTCTTTCCTTTCTTCTTATAATCATAGGTTAAGTTTAATCCAAATCTTTTTAATCTAGCGCAGGTTTTCATAGCTTCTAATTGAGATTCAACGTAACATGTTGCTGATTTAGTTGAGATTAGGTCTGAGAATCTATCTACAGGATGTGGTTTAATCAGGAGTTTATCTCCCACCTTTACATTATTAGGTGTAATCTCATTGCCTTCAGAATCTAACAAACTATGATCTTCAGTCACTTTAACTATACCTGAATTGGTTACAATACAATATAATCTCTTTTTAGTTTTATGTTTCATAACTCCTTTAATGGGTGTAAAACCTTTATCTGACCAAACCATAATGTTCTCTGTCACTCCATAAATCTTCTCCCCTTGGGCTTTCCATTTACTACAATGAAGATTTTGTATTTCAATATATCTAGTTTCACCGCCTTGTTTTATTAGGATAGGTGTATCTCCGGTCACTGAATCTCCATATACAACCGAATGACCTTTCCCTTCAATGAACTTATTCATACCGATAGTACTTTCTCGGCTCTTGGCTGTCACGGCTGCAGCTGCATAAGGTAGAGGTAATTTACCGCCATTTTGGGCTCCGAACATTCCATACATTGAATTCATATTTACTTTAATTTGTAATTGTTTCTGATTATACACTGCTTTCATTACTGGATCTTTAGCTTCTTTCAATTGTTTCTTGGCTCGATCTCTCTCAACCCATAATCTTTTCAACAATCTGGGAATGATACCATCAACACCTTTTACAAACTTGTATTTATTATGAACCGGTTTAATCTCGGTCACAGTCTCACCATCATCATTCTCATGTTCAACCTCTATCTCTGAATCCCATTCAATCACATGACACTCATCATCAGGAATCTTATCCATTAGTTCTAATGGAACAAAAGATCTATGATCGATATTATTAGCAATCATGACTGTTGGATATAGTGATTTGAAATCTAAACAAGGAATATAATGATAAATACCTGGAGTGGGATCAAATACAAAACCTCCCTCAAAATCCATTTTAGGAAAACTCTGCTGGTCGATAACAATACCGTCTCTACTGGCTTCATCATAAATTTGACTTAAACTTCTAATCTGAGTACCTCTCGTAAAAAGACTAGATGGAGAAACAGCCACAACATTACTCATCTGAATCAAAGCAATCCAGACGTGAATCTTTTCAAAAATATCTAATACCAGGTCCGAATCCACCACACAATAATCAACCACCTTTTTCATCTCATCTAAGGCAAATTGCTTGTGTTCCTGAATCCATTCATTTCTTAAAATCTCGTCATCCATATATTCCTCTTTATTTCTTTTATAAATCTTTGGTATAACTGATATAGTAGGATCATAATCATCATTTAAACATTTTTGTAACTCAAATGTCTCAAACATCTGTTTGGCGGTCACATCATGTTTACCTGTTTTTAAGAAATAATTTGCCACATAATCTAATTTATATAAAGGTAATTTGAAATCTCTTTTAATTACAGGAAGAAGATCAACTGTAATTCTGCCACCCATCTCTAACCAATTAAAATCCTGATCTTTATAAGCCGATGAAGACCAGGCCATAGATTTCATCTCCACTTTCTCATCTAATAATCTGGAAACATTGGGAGACCATTCTTTCATTCTTCTTTTGAGACGATTATCTAAATAAGGATTATCATATCCGAAGATATTGTAACCTGTAATGATTTCAGGATCATACTTGATAATTAATTCTTGAAACTTTTCAATTAATTCCATCTCTGTCTTGACCTTAATTACATTTGCCATATCAGTGTCACTGCATTCACCTAGTAGAATTATATCTGTTTTTCTTGTTTCTGGACACATAATTCTTTGAAAAACGACAGACACCATATAACAAACATGTTTAGATGCTAAAGGATCAGGTAAAGCATTGTGATTATCAGAATAGGTCTCGATATCATAACTTAGAATTCTGGGTTTGGTCAACCATTCTCCGCAAATATTCATAGGTATAGGATTCATAGATTTCCAATCTACCACATACTCCCGTTCTAATCTAGAAATCTTATCAGAATCTTTTACTTTCATAGCATCTATTTCAAACCACTGTGAATACTTTACATTTCGGAGAGTCAATAATTTTCTTTCCAATGGAATATTGGTCTCCCATACATTAACAGCAATAGTTGTTAGAACATTTTCAGCTTTTAGTCCTTTTACTTTGATCGGGTACTTTAATTTCTTCTTACATTCATACATAGATTTCAATGTATTGAATTTCAATAATAACATAGGATACTTCTTATTATAACCTTTAAAGAAATAAAGTTTCTCTCGTTTAAGAAAGACATAAGATACAGGTTTATGATCATCTCCTAATTTATAACAGATGGAATTATAAACCTTTCTAACCTTTTCTTTAGTCCAACTTGCTAAACATGTTCTTCCTCTGTTAGATAAAAATAAAGGTAATTCAACGTAACAGAATGGTGTAAAATTATGAAATCTTAATAGATATGGATTAGAATCACGATCCAAGCACCAAGATAAAATGGTGACATAACCATTATCATCAAATTCATCTTTTACATTCCAATCATAACTATGAACTTGTAATTTATCAATTAAAACAGTGGAATTGACAGCATCTGCTGCATTCATTTTTAATTATAAGACGGGTTAATTTATTAAACAATTTTGTAGAAAATGATTTCTAATATAACAGGGGAAATTATATTAAAATGAGGGGGAGATTATACAAAAATCCCAAATTCCCGGTGGAAGAATTGTTGAAATTAAAATATGTTTGCGAAAAATATAGAGACAAAGTAAATACTCGAAAAATAATTGATAGCATTGATCTCACCTTAAAAAGTTATTACTTCAAAACCAAAAGTGATTAGAGATTAATTATGTATGGATCAATAAATGAGAGGGTTATTCACAACATTTCTATTAACTACTTTTCTGATTCATGTGTATTTAAAAGTAAAATTATATGAAGAGGATAATCTATTGGCTCTAATTCAAACTAATGGAAAATATACTTGTCAATATAGTGCTTTGTGGTGCAAATGTTCGAGTGCCGGATCAGGGTGTGAATTAGGTTGCACAAGTTCATTGGTAAAAGTATTATATAATCAAACTTCTTGCCCTCATTATGATAAATTAATCCTTTCGGGATTCTATTAATATAAGAAATGATAAAATAAATGTAAAATATATTTATTTTAATTAAGAAATGAATAAATTACCTAAAGACGCTTTATTTTCATTGGCTCTTGAATTAAACCTACCTGATCTATTAAGGTTCTGCACCTCAAGTAAAAGAATTAACGATTTAATATGTCGAAAGAATGATATTTGGATTGCTAAATTAAATAGGGAATTTCCTAACTACGATTCTATGTTTCAAAAAGATACTCCTAGGCAAACCTATACTTTATTGTACGATTTAACTAATCTTAAGAATAAATTAGGATTAAAAGAATCTATTGAAGAGATTTATCAAAGGAAAAGATTAAACTTAAAAAGAAAAGGGTTAAAAGAGATACCTAAAGAGATTGGACAACTTCACAATTTACAAGAATTGTACTTAACTTCTAACCAGATAAAAGAGATACCCAAAGAGATTGGACAACTTCACAATATACAACAATTAGACTTAAGTAATAACCAGATAAAAGAGATACCCAAAGAGATTGGACAACTTCACAATTTACAACTATTATCCTTAGGATATAACCAGATAAAAGAGATACCTAAAGAGATTGGACAACTTCACAATTTACAATATTTATGGTTAAATAATAACCAGATAAAAGAGATACCCAAAGAACTAACACAACTTCACAATTTAAAATATTTATGGTTAAATAATAACCAGATAAAAGAGATCCCCAAAGAACTAACACAACTTCACAAATTACAATTTTTAGGGTTAAAAAATAACCAGATAAAAGAGATACCCAAAGAACTAAAACAACTTCACAATTTACAAATATTAGACTTAGGAGATAACCAGATAAAAGAGATACCCAAAGAACTCTCTCACTTACCTATAAGAATCTAAGAAATGATAACACAACTTCACAATTTAGAACGATTAGACTTAGATGTGAACCAGATAAAAGAGATACCCAAAGAGATTGGACAATTTCGCAATTTACACTTTTTAGACTTAGGTTATAACCAGATAAAAGAGATCCCCAAAGAACTAACACAACTTCACAATTTACAAAGAATAAACTTATATAATAACCAGATAAAAGAGATACCCAAAGAACTCTCTCACTTACCTATAAGAATATAAGAAATGATAAAATAAATGTAAAAATATATTTATTTTAATTAAGAAATGAATAAATTACCTAAAGACGCTTTATTTTCATTGGCTCTTGAATTAAACCTACCTGATCTATTAAGGTTCTGCACCTCAAGTAAAAGAATTAACGATTTGATATGTCGAAAGAATGATATTTGGATTGCTAAATTAAATAGGGAATTTCCTAACTACGATTCTATGTTTCGAAAAGATACTCCTAGACAAACCTATACTTTATTATATGATTTAACTAATCTTAAGAATAAATTAGATTTAACCGAATCTATTGAAGATATTTATAATATGGAAGAGTTAGACTTACGGTATGAAGAAATAAAAGAGATACCCAAAGAGATTGGACAACTTCACAATTTACAAATGTTAGACTTAAGAAATAACCAGATAAAAGAGATACCCAAAGAACTAACACAACTTCACAATTTACAAGAATTATACTTAAATGAGAACCAGATAAAAGAGATACCCAAAGAGATTGGGCAACTTCACAATTTACAAAATTTATCCTTAGAACGTAACCAGATAAAAGAGATACCCAAAGAACTAACACAACTTCACAATTTAGAAATATTATACTTAGATAATAACCAGATAAAAGAGATACCCAAAGAGATTGGTCAACTTCACAATTTAAAAGAATTAGGGTTACAAAATAACAAGATAAAAGAGATACCGAAAGAGATTGGACAACTTCACAATTTACAATATTTATGGTTAAGACATAACCAGATAAAAGAGATACCGAAAGAGATTCATTCTTTACCTGATTTAACCTTAGTGTTATAATGGATAATCCAAGAAAACTAAAAAAAATAAGATGTTATATCTTATTTTTATTACAATTAGGTTTTCTAAACCTAAGTATATTTTGTAGTACCTGGTGGGGAACGATCCCACGACCTGCGCATGACTTTGTGTCAAGATTTATACTAAAATCCCAAATATAAGTACGCCACTCTGCCTCTGAGTTACAGGTACTATATTTTGTTAAAATATAGTACCTTTTTGTTAAAAAGCATGAACAGGATTCGACCTACCAACTGCTTATTATATATAATAATATTGTATTTATATCATTTTTGCCATAAAATATTTCTAATTAATCTTTTCTGAAAAGGGGTATAATCATCTTTATAATCATCTGAATACGATTTAGAATCAGTTAAAGATTGATTTAAAAGTTGGCCTTTAGTAAATACAATTTCTGCAACTTTTCTATACCTATTACTATAATACAACGCACCTCTTTCTAAATTATAAACCATATACTTTCTCTGTCTTTCTTTAAGATCCTTTCTAAGATCGATTTTATACCCGGATGTAGATAATTCTCTTAATAATTTATAAAAAGGTTTAATTCTAACAACAACCTTTTTACTGATATCTTCTCCACTTTGAAGATTTTCAAAACTTAATTTAGGTGTATTATTTTCAATTAGACTGTGATCTTTAGGGTCACATATCATAGTCCATAATAATAAAAATTCTCTACTACATACAAACCACTTTCTAAAAAATAAACCTTTTTCACCATTTTCAACTAAACCACATATTAAAGACCCAGGTTTCGGTGGAACATGATTAAAGGCTCTCTCATTTAATAAGAAATCTCCAGTAGGATGTTTATCTGACCAATCTAATTCTGAATAACATTTTTTACTAAAGAAGATTTCTTTATCATAATATGGATCATTATTTCTGACTACTCTATCTCCGGTAAACCCAAAATATTCATCATAATGAACTCTGATATTCCTATGATAATCAGGTTCGACATTTCGTACAGCATCTTCATAACTTGAGAATTTTTTAGTTCTTGGAAACCCTGATTTATTGATATAATTATAATAAACACATCTAATATTAGAGGATTTAGTCGTTTTAACCTCTCTAAAAATTAAATCTTTCCAAATATGTTTAAGAGCTAATCTGGGGGTAATATGTTTAACTAATTTTTCAGGATAAATCTGAAGAATAGATCTTTTATCTATCCAAATGGTTAAACCTTTAGGGAAATCCATCCTTTTATCTTCTTTATTTAAACAGACTCCTAAAAATCCTTCTCTGGAAGTATCCGTAACTCTTCCATAATAAGCCTCATATTTTTTCTCCACATAAATCCCTTGTTTCATTTTCTCTTTGATATGGGGTCTAATGTTTTTGAACTTTACCCAATCTCCCACCTGATAACTGTTAAACCTAAATAATTTCTTTCGTTTATTCTTTTCATATTTAAAATCTTCCATCGTTTTAATTTTATAGAATGGTATCATCTATTGATTCAATTTTATAGATGATATTATTGTTTATAATAGACAAAAAGAATTAATAACTTCATTAAATGGAGACAGATTATCGAGCAAAAGCTTTGGAAATAATAAAGAATAAAACTTCTTTCGTGGTGAATGGCGGCGGGGTCCTGGGTGCCAGTGTAATTAGCGGTATAGAATATTTAAAAGAGCTGGGTGGGTATGACCAAATTAATGATGTTACAGGTTCTTCCATAGGTTCTATCATTTCTACAACCATAGCATGTAGAGCTTCCATAGAGTATATGAAAGAGACTTTATATAATTTAGATTTTACAAAATTTCAAGATAAAAAATGTATAATTAGAGATATATATCAGTTAATCAGATTTTACGGATTAAATAGTGTTGAACCTATAAGAAAATTTACAGGCAAGATTTTAGAAGATTTAGTTCAGAATGAGAATATTACATTTTTAGAATTGTTTAACAAGACAGGTATTAAATTAACTATTACCTATTTATCTCTTAAAAAGGGAACTATGTATGCTAATTATTTAACCGAACCTAACAGTTCTGTTAGAGAGGCTATGGTTAAATCTTCTACTATACCTTTATTTTATGAAGCATATCTTGAGAAGGATAAGAGAAAAATACAGGATGTTATTATGGATGGGGGTACTTTGAATAATTATCCTATGAACTTTCCTAGAAGTGAAGGGGTAGAACCTAACAAGATATTAGGTTTTAAATTTATTTCTGACGATGAAGATCCTATTACAGGAGATATTAGACTCGAATCAGAATTACCTAAAAATATTTTTGGTATTTTTACTTATCTGATAGAATTAATTAGACAACAAGCATTAAAAATTCACGTACATAAAGATGATTGGAAATTATCTGTAAAAATACATGTAGGTGAATTAAAATCAACAGACTTTAATATGACTGAGGAACAGAAAGAATGGTTATTTAAACAGGGAAGAATTGCCGTGGAAAATTATATAGATGAATTGGCAGACTTACTAGAGAAAGGAGAATATCCTTATTAATTATATTTATTTACGAATAAATATAATTTAATTATGTTTTTTAAAAGTTTTAGGTTTTTTACAATGAGAACAAGCTCCATTAAATGCTACTCCACCGAAGCTGTCCCATGGTTTATATACAACCACATCATTTTTATTTTCTAACATCTTTTGAGCGATGTCCTCATCAAAATATTTTAAATCAACCACAGCCATATAAGTAAACTTTTCAAAATGATCATCGGTCATTCTCCAATAACCATGATCTTTAGCCCATTCCATCTCCACATCCATACCCCAACTATTTTCAATCCTCCATTTCTTATAAATTGGATTTTCAGGATCTGTATCATCAATATCTACACCACAGAATACCATAGCATGAGTTCCACCACTGACCATCATCTCTAACATATCCTTCTTATCAAAAAAGATTTGGGTACCCAATACAGCTTCATAATCGAATCGTTTCGTATCTAAGGTATTATCTTCAGGGTCCATGCATTTACCAACATCAGTTCCCATCCAGACACATTCATCATTATTTAAACTTTCTGCAACTACTCGTTTAAAATCTTTCATAGGTAAATTGAGGAAATTAGCTGGTATACCACCCACCATATTATTACCATATTCCAATAGATGTGTTTTATAATATTCGTGTCTAGGGTCATGGATAACAACTACCTTAGTTTCATTATTATGAGGTACTACTCTCGAATAAAAAGTTTTTGGAGTCTCTTTAAGTACCTTTCTTTCTCCTCTAGCATCTTGGAAGACCCAATTAAACTTCTGATCAGATTTAGGAGGTTCTCCCATAAATTTAACCAGAAGATCATAAATAATACTGTTCCATTTTTTCTTTTTAACTTCAAAGGTTTCTCTTGACCATGTGTCTTTATTGTTAAAGATTTCTAGGGCCCATCTATTTAATACTAATTGTAAAATATTATTCATATAATCACTAACCATACAATTATAACTATCACCATAAACAGATTTAGGTACCAAACCGTATTTATTAGCCAGATTATAAGCATAATTCCATAAACCACCATCTGACATATAAGTTTCTGGAGCTGTAAAGATTCTCACATATCGATCATCTAATTCTCTATCTCTTAGACTCCACATGGATTCTAAAAGGAAATTAGCTCTTTCCCATTTATCGTAGAAGAATAGATAGGCGGCAGAGAATTCAAATTTAGTTTCCAAATCCAATTTTTTAATAGTACCATATCTGATAGCATTTAGGAAAGAGAAGATCCAACATCTACCCGAATGTAATTGATTTGTAACTCTGGGAGTCACTGATGCCTTTACATTATATTCCCAATCGTCTTCCTTTAATTGAGATCGTCTAAGAGCCAACCAATCAATGGGTAAATTACCGATCATCTCTGCCATATTCTTAGAATTTTTATTCCCATGAAACGACTCGGAACACTCATTAAGAAACTCTGAAGTTAAACTCTTTTCAGATTTCATAACATCTAGAAATTCAGGAACATGAGCAAAGGGGTTAGGTCTGGCTGGTTCTTCAGGCTCTGTTTCAGTATCAGGACATAAACGCTTGATTAGTTTAGAATCTAATACCACATATTTACCATCTTTACTAAATGTAAGGCCTTCTAATAAGGAGTTAACATTAAAATCAGGATTAGCAATGAGTTCAAATTGATTCTCACCCTCTTCATCGAGAATATCCCTTGTTCTCTTCTTGGCTGCACTTCTTGATCTTGTTTCCATTTTCATTTTGTTCTAATTAGAATCGTAAATCATTTTTATTTGTTGTGTTAACAAATAAAAATCATAATAATCTTAACATGGCAGCATAATTATCAACAGAATATCTTAATACTGATAGAAATTCTGTAGTATCTCCTGCAAAATTTTCTCCCAAGACAATTATATTTGAAGAAATATCCCAAACTACATATTTTAATTCTGATACATCTCCTATAAATTCGTCAATTCTATATCCAGGATTAACCTTATATTGATCCCAATACCATCCTACATTAAGTGCTCTTTCTAAAGTACCCTGCATTACATTCTGAACCATATAAATATGCCCATCAGGACTCTGATATAAATAAGGTTCTGTTTTAAAAGTATTTTTAACATTAATATCTCTAAATATTTGAAGATTCTTAAAACTTAATTTATCTAAAGTATTTAACCAATTTCTAAGATCTTTTTCTGATAAAAATAATACAATAGCCGGATATTGAATAAAATCTGTTTCCGATATAAATTTACGAGTAATCACCTTAGGTATTTGTGTGAATCTATTCACATATTCTTTTACATATTGACTTAATAAATATTTAGTTCCATTTGCAAATTTCTGACTATACAGATAAATCTTATCCCCTCTGAATAATGTGGGAATCCTATTCCTCATTTCATCAATAGTATCTTTTACAGTTTTAGCTTCAGGAAATGTTCTTCCAACATCTTTAAAATCATACACAGTCTCGCTCTTTTCTGATCCTGTTCCTACACTAATATATTTCTGATAAAATTTTCTAATATTTATTTTTTCAGTAGATAAAGCTATTAAATAAATCCATATTAATATCTGTTGAATAAAATCTAAATCTCTTTGTAATTTTCTAATTCTAGGTACAATATTAAGCTCCTCTTCACCTAATGGATTAGTAGGTCCTTGAGGTAAACCTAATGTATCCTCTGTAGGTACGATAGGGATATATATTCCATAGACGATATCTAATACTCTAAACCATAATCCATCAATCTGATCTTCCTTTTTACTTACAGCTACGGGGTCTCTAATAAAAGATAATACATTGGTTAAACTAGCTCTAGGAATCTCCTTTACAACATCTAAATTCTCAGGTTGAGATGAAGGGATGACCATTAATAATTGTTCCTCATTATGTTCTACAACTAAACCTCTTAACTTACCAAACCCATCAATATATTGTTTAGTAGGCTCTCTTCTAAACAGTTCATAATAATTAAGTTTAGAATATATATTTTCTCTAGCTATAGTTTCTATTTTTCCCATATCATTAACTAATTCCCAACTTATAGTTTTACTAATTTGTAAATAAGTATTGAATAAGAAATCACCCATATCAGATTCAAAAAGACCTATATCTTCATCCTCTCTCTGATCTATAATTAATTCACATTGAGGATATTCTAAATTGTCAGATTCAGATCCTAAAGTTCTATAAATTATAATACTCATATTTTCAGGACGAGGTGCTCTAGCATAAATTAATTTAAATCTGGGTAATTGCATTACACCTACAGATTCAGATTTGGTCTTTAATCTTTTAATTTCATTGTAAGAGGGAGCAAATACATATATATTAATATTCTTATATGCATCTTCAATGGCTCTATAAAATAAATTAGGATCTAAGAATAGATTATTATCACCCAGTTGAGACAATATCTCATCATCCGAGAAATCATACATCTCTTGTTTTAATAAACTAGCCTTTACACTCTGAGCAATTACTTTTCTAAGTTTTCCCACATATGTTTCTTTCCCCTTATCAGTCTTTTTTCCTAAATATTTGGGATCTTTAACAGCGATACTAATACAATGTAATAATGAATTGACTGATCTAGGAACTCCACGTCTCAAAAATGTACCTGACTCGGGAGAATAATTGGATAGCAGTTCTGATATAGAGGAAGGTAACAGACCATATCGTTCTGATCCTAATATCTTATCTGTTTTAACTATATGTTCTGTTCCAGGTTCCTTTTCTTTTTTCCTTAATCCTTTGACATAAATCTGATTATAATTACTATTAATTCCTTTCTTCATCTGTTCATTAACAAAACAACAAGGTAATCCAGGAAATTCATCTTTGTTTTCAAGATCATTATATTTGACTCCCGGATAAGGATATGAATCTTCAGGACATACGAAATTCCATATAGGTTTGTTGGGAGGGAATTTCATTACCTGTCTTTTTCTCGTTTTTCCATCCTTTACAAAAGTTTTATTCTGCCAAGCTTTAATTTCATTGTCTGGTATAGATATAGGTTGTTTATGACATAAACATTTTCTAGCATATCCAGATATGATCAATTCAGGAGCTGCATTTTTTAATCTATTAATTTTAGTATCCGCTAACATTTTACCCGCCTTTTTAGTTGTACTTGTTAATATACCATTAGTGTCTTTAGTCTTTGAGAGTTCAGGTATGAAAGACTCATATATTCTAATGATAGATTCTTTTTTCTGTTTATAATATTCTAATAAGCGAGTGAATATCTTAACAAATCTCTCTGCAACCTGTAAATTTTCGGCTGATGTAATATTTACCCTTAAATAAGGATATCCTGAAGGGAGTCTCATATTAGTACCATCAGAGATTTGAACAATTTCCCCTCCTTTGGCATAATTCTGATTTAAACTGAAACTAACTGAACTAGAAATCTCATCATCAAGTAATGTTGTGGCCGATCTAAAGAATAATTTTAATTGTTTTTTTACAGCAAATGAATTGGTCATCTCCTTCTGAAATAAATAAATGTTTAATAGATCTGTATTTAAGACCATATGTGAAAATATAAGATCGTCCAGATCAATATCGAAAACAAAAAATTCTCCTGATATGGCCGTCTCGTTAATTTTATTGAATTTTAGAGGTAAACCATCTTCAATACGTTTGGTTATTAATTCTTTTTCATTACCTTTCTCTATAGGTATCTTAATAGTCATTAAATTATTATCTAAATCATAATCACCAGGAAGAAAGGATTCTTTAGTAGCATATCTTTTCGATCCTGTTAAACTCCATACTGTAAATCTAAAGCTATTTGATTTTTCTTTACCAGATGAATCAGGGATCACTACAGAATAATCAGGTCTCTCTTCAAGAGTTTTTCCAGTAAATAATTTAAAAATAGGTTCATCGCCTGTTAGAGTACTATTCCATCTTAAATAAGGCATATCAGAATTGGGTCGAGATAAATCAAAAATCTCATAACCATCTTCTGGAATAGGTTCTTTATTTTTAAACAACATATCAGCTTTTAGTACAATAGTTTCTAATGTAATAGGAGATGATTTTAAAGGTGGGTATGATTCCAACTCTCCTTGAATTGTTAAAATATCTTCTAATTCCTCCTTCTCATCCTCTAATTCTTCAGATAGATTTTTTCTAAATTCAGCTGTTAACAATCTTAACTCAGCGATATCTCTAATTTTATTAATATCTATCTGTTCATAAAATTGGTTAATAGTAAATAATATATCTTTTAATTCCATTGCACGAGATTGAAAAATAGCATAGATCATAGCTAAATCTTTAGGGTCTATAGCAAATTGGGTAGCCATACCCATTAGAGAAATACCTGCAGCTATTTGAGTCTGAATATCCTGTATCATATTAGAATATGTTTTGATTTCAGCCCCATCCCTGATTTCTGTTTTAATTTGAACTAATTTGGTAGGAACTTGTAATTTCTGAGCTTCTTTATAAAGAATAGACACATCATTATCAAATTCGGTAATATCCATACTAAAATATATTTATTTATGTATAAAATATATTTATTTTAATTTTAGTTATAAATGATCTGTTTAATAAGATTTGTTTTTTTTCAAATGGTAAAGGAAGATGAGTATATGAAAGCTGAAATTAAATCGTTTTTATCTAAAGGACTCCAAAAAAGAACAAATGAAAATATTATAGATTTATGTAATCCTCGTATGGAACTTATTTATTATAATAAAGGGGGTATTTGTGTTCACTGTAAAACACTATTTAAAATTATGTTATCTTTAACAGAACATCTTAAAAGAGGTTGTGGTAAACAAATTAAAAAGAGAAAGATAGATAAAAAAGGTTTGGAAAATACTAGACAAAGATTATCTGATAAATGATCGATTAAATAATAACTCATGTTTATTAAATCATGAAGAAAAATATGAAACAGTTGATTAAGAGTTTACCCGGACCTAAGAGTTATTGTAACTGTAACCAATTATGTAGCCCGATGGAATTAGAACATGTCATGCCTAAAAAGGTATTAAGAGAAAGATTAGAAGGAAAATTGTTAAAGAAAGCTTTCAATGATCCCCATAATATTTACAATTGTTGTAGAAAAATAAATAGAAAGAAAGATTGTCTCATCCCTATTATCGAATTTAATAAACCTTATTTTAATGGTCTTTTATCAAGATCCTGTTTATACATGAATCACTGTTATAATTTAGGATTTGATAGAGAAACCATTAATAGATGGAAAATAAGTTCTCTTTTACATGAACCAACTGATTCTGAAATTAAAAGATCTCGTATAATTTCTAAAAATACTATTTATCCTATTAACGAGTATATAGATGATTATCCGTATTCTTGTATGACTCATTATCATTATTAAATTATCTTTTAAATACATTTTTATTTAAAAGATAAAAGTATATAAAAATAAGAAATAAAAAAAATCTTATATATGAAAAGATGTGCAATTGCTACTATAAGAAATACTATTGCAAATGCAAAAAGAACGTATATGAACGTGTTAAATGTGAAAAGAATCTGAGCACACTCAAGAGTGCGATTGATTCTGAACCGGCTATCAAAACGGCCCTTGAAACAGCAGACCCAGTTACTTTGTTTGCTCCTACAAATAAAGCATTTGAAAAATTTGAAGGTTGTGGAGAATTATCTTTAGCAGAAATCTTATCATATCATGCTGTCCCACAATATCTTCCTAGCTGTAAACTGGAGAATGATAAATTATACGATACACTTCTTCCAGAAACAAAAGTTAGAGTTAATGTATACCAAAGACCTATTTTCAAAAATGTAATCACTGTTAATGGAGCCAAAGTCAAAGAAGCTGATTTGAAAGCCAAAAATGGAGTAGTACATAAAATTAAAAAGGTACTCTGTCCTCCTTCTAAAAATATTCTAGAATTAGCTTTAGAAACACCTGAACTTTCAACCTTAGTTGTGGCTGTTCAGGCTGCCAGTCCAGCTATTGCTGACGCACTGGCTAATGCTGACCCCTTAACTGTATTTGCTCCTACTAATGAAGCCTTTGAAAAATTAGATAAAAGTCTTCAGAAATGTGGTAGTAGTTTAGCTGAATTACTTCAAAATCAAGCTTTACTTGATCAGGTTCTTTTGTACCACGTGTTGGGACAATCTGTATTCTCTGCGGCTCTTAAGAAAGGATTGACTTGGGGTATTGAAACTCTTCAAGGGAAAACGTTGGATATTAAAAGGAAATGTGAAGATATTGAAATTATTGACCAGTTACATAAGAAATCTAAAGTTGTTACTGCCGATATCCTAGCAACAAATGGTGTTGTACACCTTATAGATAGAGTTTTATTACCTAAATGCCCATTATAACTGATATATTTATTTGAATAACATATCAAATAAATAATAATTCTATTAAAAAGATGCTCCCTACTTTAAAATATGTAAAAAGATGGTTAGTAGGAGGGAACAGATATGATCCCTTGGAAAATTTGTGGACATCTATTTTAATATTTTATAAACATAACGACGATTTAATTTTAGATAAATCTATTTTACTTATAGGGAACTTACCCAATCATTATTTTAGCCATTATATTAATTTCTCCGGTTGGTATATAATAGATGAGGAATTATGGAAAGTAGATATATTAGATGAAGATAAAAATATTGATCCTGATACTATTCAGGTTTATATTAAAATAGGAAAAGATCCGGTTAACATTAATTATATAAAGGAGAATTCAAATAGTGATGAATGGTATAACGAAACATTACAAAATCATATTATAAATTCTAAAGTGATCGATTTATCCTATTTATATCCTTATAAGGGGAAACCTAATTGTACCTATAAAGATATAGATAGTCCCTTATTTAGTATGATAAAATACTATCCCCATTTAAATGAGGTGATGCTTTCTAGATTAATTCTAAACAAATTAAATTAAAATAAATATTTTAATCTAATTAAAATGTCGTTGAGTCAAACTTTTAATCCATCTAAATATTCTAATACATTTAGTGAAGATCATGAAGAAGAGGAAGAAATTGTAACCAAAGGACACAAAAATATATTAAAAGTAGATGTGGGTAAATTCGATGATTTATGTAAGAGATTTAAAGACAGAATGGATTTAAAAATTAAATCTTTAACTGGACAGGATAAAGAAGATTTTAATCTGATGGTTTCTTATGTTCATTTACTTTATGGAACTAAATATTATAACCATTTATACGAGAGAGTAAGAAAACATTATACTAATGTAAAATCGGTAAACCCAGGAACTGTAGGGGCATATTTTGCAGGTTGCCTTGTATCTGTTAAAGATTCTGAATCTAGAGAATTTGAATCAGGAGTAAGTCCAGGTTGTTCAGCTACATGTGCTGGAAGTATGCCTTTACCTAAAGGTGAAGAGGGATGGAGTTTTTGTAACAAGGCTGTTATTTTAGCTGAAAAGGGAAAGAATGGATATGTTTTTAGTGTTGTAAAACCAGCGGAAACCGAAGAAGATCTTGATCCGGCTTACGTATTTGTAGAATCAAATAGTTTAAATGATTTCAGAGGTTTTGCCAAGTCAGAAAAGGATCATTTAAGAGCTATGGGATGTAAAAATATTCATCTTGTGGGTTATGATTCTAGAGGTACAAATAGTTATGACTTATATGGAACACCTAAAAAGGTATCAGAAATTAAACACAGACACACTTATACCAAAAGACAAAAGAAAGAAAATGCTATGTTGGCGTTAGCTATTGTTCTTATTATAGTTTTTCTATTATTATTGATAGGATTTTTTGGGTATAGATATTACCATACTAGATTTTAAAACCCTGTGATTTTCATTAAACTCTCTCACTTACCTATTATTAAGAAATGATAAAATAAATGTAAAAATTATTTATTTTAATTAGAAATGGATAAATTACCTAAAGACGCTTTATTTTCATTGGCTCTTGAATTAAACCTACCAGATCTATTAAGGTTCTGCACCTCAAGTAAAAGAATTAATGATTTGATATGTCGAAAGAATGATATTTGGATTGCTAAATTAAATAGGGAAT